AAAGACTTCGAAATGGAAGCCAGGGAGCGGCTCCAAACAAGTCCATTGCGAACAGAACAACAACAATTTCGTGAACTTTACAGCAAATTTATAATAAGGAATTCTTCTGATGCCACTCCTCTCCCCAAGTCAAATTCACCAAGTAATTAAAGAAAGCCAGCAATCCAGTCGCACTCTACAAAGTGAACTAGGAACTTTGCTGTCAAAACATAACTTAACTCCTGATGATGCACTGGAGCGGCTGTCGGGAGAAATGAATGACGGAGCAAATGCAGGAATACGACTTCGCGCTGTGGAAACGGCTTTGAAATTAAATGGTCTGCTAAATAATGCCGAAGCGGTACCAGATTTTCACGTTACAATCAATATTCTAGATTCTGAATTTTCGATGATGAACCCAATTTTGATCCCACGATAAGGAAAACAAACAAATGGCAACACAACCTCTTCTCAATGATGCAATCCTCTTTAAGAATAATGGAAAAGTTCCCTACATCCTCTTCTATCGCCAGGGTAACAACCCCAATCCACAATTCTTTATGTTCTATCACCATAGTCACGAGATCCGCAAAGTTGTTGAAAGAATCAAGAAGCACTGCGAGTTGATGAACCTTCGTTTCGTTAATGTTCGTCCATTCGTTGTGGATTTGGATGAATCTGAAGCGAAACAATTTGGTGCGGCGTCCGCGGGAGTGGGAGAGTAAGATGGGATTAAGCGGCCATTTCATTGAAAAGTGTTCTTGTGGAAAAGTTATTTCACAATGTAGATGCCCCGATCCAAACAAAACAGTAAAGATTGTTGAACGCGGTTGCGAAGATTGCAAGAAGAAGACCCCGAAATGAAATCTCTCTCACTTTCCCTCCCCAAGATGCCAAATTTAGCTGCAAAGATAGCTAGCCATATTCTTCTTCACCAAAAATATCCCACTGCACTCCCTAAGCTCCCCAAATCGGTTTTAAATTCCCTTCCAGCAGTAATGAGGTAACCAAAAGCGATGAAACTCCCTTTCCCACAATCAGGCCCGGCAAAGATGGCAGCCGCTATACTCAAAGCTAGAAAGAAAAATAAGAAGTAACTCATTTGGAACTTCAAATTAAATTCGTCAACGCTGCCCAGCGTCAGTTTTATTTCTCAACTGCTCGCAACCAGTGTTTTTCTGGTGGTTTTAATAATGGTAAATCATTTGGTGGTTGCTGTAAGGCTTTCACTTTACTTTCTACCTTCTCTAATTACCGAATGATCATTGCTCGTCAGACTTACTCGGATCTCAAAAAGACGACAATGCAGACGTTCTTTAAAATCTGCCCAGCTGGAATAATCGCAAGACACAATGAGCAAGATGGCTACACAGAATTTATCAACAAGTCCGTCATACATTGGTTACATCTTGACAAAGTTGATGAAAGCACATTACGTGGACTTGAAATTAACTCAGCACTCATTGATCAAGCAGAAGAAATTGAAGAAAAAGTTTTTGATGTACTCGATGGACGAATAGGGCGGTGGGATGATGCAGAAGTTCCGGCGGATCTCTTGGAGAAATACCCAGATTGGCCGCGCAATAAGACAACTGGTAAACTTCTGGCTCCATCCTACCACATGTTGCTCTGTAATCCCGATAGCCAATTCCATTTTATTTTCCGCAAATTCCACCCAGACTCTCTTGAAAGGCGACCGGCTTTTTTCTATACAGAAGGAGAATGGGACCCAAATCTGGGAAGTTCAGAAACATACGCCGAAGCTATTACACATGATGCGGAATGGGTAAACAAATATGTCAAAGGACAATGGGGAATCAGCTCCGCCCAGATCCACCGATTATTTAGTGAGTCACAACTTGACTACACTCCAGAATTGGTTGATCGAATTCTCCGTAAAGGCAATCTCTTTCGTGTTTTGGACCACGGCGATGCTAGTCCTACTTGTTGTCTTTGGTTTGCTGTTCTTGATGGGGTCTATATTTGCTATAGAGAGTATTACGTTCCCGACAGGCCCATTTCCTACCATCGAAAGGCGATAAGTGAGCTTTCTGGCGCGGAGCGATATTCAGGGAATTATGCAGATCCCCAGATATTCAAAACTACTTCACAAAAAGATGGTGGATTCTGGACAACCGCTGACGAGTACAGTGACACAAGTTTGGATGCTCCGCCACTACATTGGATAGCGGCTGACAATAATGAATTCGCCACGAGGAATCGGCTTAATGAAAAATTACGGAATGGATTGTGGAGAAACCCACAGACAGCCGCAACTCCAGCTCCCGGCATCTATTTTATTAAAAAGTCACCCGATTACCCCCAGGGATGCTATCACGCGATTTCTGAATTACAATCCCAACGAAGAAAATCTCTCGGTTATATTGACGGAAAACAAATATTTTGCGATGATAGGGAAGATTCAGTATCCGATCACGCGTATGATTGTATTCGATACTTTGTTGCGATGCACGGAGGTGGGAAAGTTGAAAGTCATCCCAAACCGCCACGGTTCTCAATGAAATATTATGCTGAATGTATGAAGCGGGCGAAACAGTTGCGACTACAACCGATGAGTGCTTGATGGCCGACATAATTCAATCAATAATGAATTATTTTGCTACACAGAAACCTCAAGTTGTAGCTCAAGATCGTTATATGAGAACTCCAATTACGCAAAGGCAGCAAATTCCGGGAGCTGGAGCTTCTTACGATCCCAATTCGGATAGTATTTCAGCCTCAGGAGACCTTTCCAATCTCCCATCTGGTCTTTTAGCACATGAAGTTGTGCATAGAATTTACAACAAAGCTAATTTATCACAATCCGCCCCACAACTTTCACAATCGCTGCCACAAATTTTATCAAATTATATCAAGCAATCTCCTCTTTACAATCAAATGCAAGGTGCTGGAAGTCCAGAACAATTATCAAATGAAGGGTTAAGCTTTTCAGCAGCAACTTCACCATTCATGGATAAATCCTATGTGGATACAGCGGCTGCCCACATAGCAGATCCAAAACTTAAAGAAACTTTGATGAGAATTTTTGCTAATCGCCAAGGGGCTGCCCAACAATAGATTTCAATGGCCAAACAATTAGTTGAAGACAGTATCTGGTCTCAGCGGATCACAGCGGCTGACGAGTATAAGAAGGAATGGGAAACTCTTTTCAAATGCGAAATCTTGGATAAGTACTATGAGGGGTTTCAATGGAAGTCCCAATCTGAATTAAAGTACAACCCTTACACAATCAATAAGATTTATGAGACAATCCAAATCAAGATCGCATCCTTTATACCGTCATTTCCGAAATACACGGTCTCGTCGAAACCGTCGAATGAGGATCAACTGGAAGCCGCTTCAGCCTCTGCAAATCTCAAATCAGATTTACTTAATACACAAATTCAAGAGCAACGTCTCAATTTCGCCGAAGAGATGGAACAGGCATATAAAGACTCCTTCTTTCGATTTGGTATTGTCGAGGTTGGATATGAGGCTGATTGGATTATCAATCCGAATGCGCCACGTCCTCTTTTAGGCGCAGATACACAGCAAAATCTCTCTCCCGAAAAGCGCCGGCGGATTATGGAAGAACCTCCAGAACTTCCACAGAATGAACGTGTATTCATTAAACACATTCCGGCAAAGACATTTCTCATTGGTGGGATGGATCATAAATATCTTAATCGCTGTGGTTGGGTAGGTTATTATGATTATGTTAATAAAGATGACTTACTATCCCTTCCTAAAATAATGAATAAGGATAAGATTCAGTCTGCTGATTTCCGTGACGAAGAGACTGAACGAGAGACAACTGGAGAGAAGTACAAAACTTCTGGGATTAAAATCTGGCGAATTTGGGATCTGCGCAGTATGATGAGACTTCTCATCGTAGACTCGCCGTGCGTTACAGTTTTCCAGCGAAAGTTTGAGCGGCTACCACTTTTTGATTTTCGCGCGGACAAACGTCTGCAAATCGCTGGCTTCTATCCAATCCCGCCCGCATTTCATTGGCTCAGTCCACAAGATGAGTATAATGAAACAAGAGAAATGCTCCGAACCCACC